AAATGGTGTATTGTTTATAAGTATTAAACCAACTTCTATTTGTAGTTGATTAAAATATTTTTCTTCTAAACAATTCATCAAATAAAAACAATCATATCTTGTATATTCTTTTTGTGGGTGGTTACCGGTAAAAAAAAGATAATCAAATGTTTTAAATTTTTCTTCACATAATTCTCTTAAAACATAAGGATTTCTGATACAATCTTCACTATCCATATAAAATAAAATTTCATTTTCTGGAAGTTGATATAATGCTTCTAAAATAAAATAAGGTTTCCAAGCACAATAACCAGATCCACGAGAACAATCTAAAATTTGTTTATTTTGTACATAAAAATTTGTATTTGTTAAGTCACTTCTGGTTTTTAGTATATATCTATTAAATATATTTTTTTGTTGTAGTTGATTTACAATTTTATCACGAAATGGTAAATGGTTTCTATCGGCATACATTAAAAGGTTATATGTGTTCATAAAAATATAATTGTAAAAAATCACAATCTTCTTCTGTTAGTGTGTATGTACCAGGATGTTGTACGGCAATACTAGCCGCCTTATTTGCTAATTTAATAGAAAGAGGCATATCAGAAGAACAAAGATAAAAATAAGATAATGCTGCTAAAAACGTATCACCAGCTCCAGCCACATCAAAGACATTAACTTGGTTTGTCTTATATACAATATTTTTGTATTTGGCACCCTCACCACCAAGAGTAACAATAATATTGTCATTTACAGTATTTAATTTTTTATATTCTGTTTCATTTATTTTAATAAAACAATTGTTTAATTGCAAATTAGATTTTTTGCTATCAATAAATATTGGTTTTGTAAAATTTTCCGTAATAAAAGTTAATACTTTGTTGGTAATAAATCCTTTATTATAATCGGACACCACAATACAGTCATACAAATCTAAATCTAAGGGTAGAGATATTTCATTTAAAATTGTTTCATGGTCTACACGTAAAATTTGTTGTTGGGATTTTACTTCAACATATCTTATTTTTTGTATAAATTCAGTATTTGTTAAAAAAGTTATATTTTTATTTAAAGTTTTTAAATTATTGTAGACATTTCCTGCCATACCCAATACTTTAATAGATTTTGTAAAATTTAATACGGGTACCGGTGCTTCGGGGCTAATTCTGTCGCAAGTTCCGTATCGATATTCATCTATACACGAATCACCCATTAATAATATGTTGTATTGTTTTGCTGCTTGCATAATCAGAGATTCTATCAAAAAATTTTATTTCTTTTGTGTAACAAGATCCAATAACTTTTTTATGTTTATATTCGCTACCCACAACCATATAATCCGGGGCATTGGTTTTTATTAAATTTTCTAATTCTATATCCGTATCAAAAATATACACACAATCCACAACCCTTAAGCTTTGTAATAACCTTTGTCTATCGACTTGATTATTTATGGGGCGATTTTGTCCTTTAGATTGTGAAATCCTTGAATCCGAATCAATACCTACTATTAATGTTGTACCTAGACTTTTAGCATATTCCAATAATGATAAATGACCAACATGCAAAACATCAAAACACCCATTTACAAAAACATTAATCATATATAAAATATTCTATATTATCAAAAATAAAATTATTTTTTTCTGTTAATTCAGTATACAACTGTTTAGTAATAAAACAAATACTTTGTAAGTTTGAATTATGTTCTTTAACAGCACAACTTAAACATGAAGCTCCACTTTGTAACCCTATAAAACCTTTAGATGAATACATCATATCATAATACTCAAAAATATTATTTACAAGAATAGATTCGTCATCTGTTTTGTATTGTTTCCAATTATTCTCAGATAATTTATTTTTAAATACTACATTTAAAAAAGTTATATTTGTAAACATAGATTTTAACATATTATAATGGCTTAATAATTTTGTGTAATCATATTCAGATGTAATACTACTAAAATCAACCAAATAAACATCGTTAAATTTTATATTTTTTAATGGTTTATAATATATTTTGGGGTAGTAGTTTTTAGGAATAAGACCGTTTGCTGCTTCTTGATTCATAATACTAGTTTTTCCTATATTTTGGTAAACAATACCAGATGGATCACCAGCATTCCACTCATTACTAGATTTACCGAGAACAAAAGGATTTGTACCCCAGACAAAATCATAAATTTCAGAATTTCGATAAGGGGCATTAGCCCAAATATACGTTTTTCTATTTTGTTGTTTGTAAAATTCTTCAGGTAAAGTAGAAAACTGCAAATGATCACCCAAACCCCCGTGATATGGGGCAAGAACCACATCACTCATAAATGTTGTTCCCAGTTAATTGTAGGTGATTGTAGTAGATCACATTGCGTAGAATACCCAGGCATGGATGATATTAAACTTCGTCCTTGCCTACCAAGATCCAGGAATTTATCATTATCCCTTGAAATACCATTGTCTGAATATACACTATATTTTTCATGTGTATGATAATCTTGCATCAATTGTGCATATTTGGTTGCGTAAGTATTACATGTCGAGGGAACAGTTCGCCAATGGCAACTTTCCGTACAATAAATTTTTGAATATAGATCAGGGTAACTCAAATATTTATCTAAATGATCATACAATGTCATATAATGAATTGGTAAAGCAAATGCTTCGACCATAACTTTTTCCCATCCGGGCAGATGTAAATAATCATCTTCTAAAAAATAAATGATCGTATTTGGATCATAATTTTGATCTTTAATATAATTTAACGTAAAAATAAAACTGCCAGCTTCGTTTCCACAATCACACTCAACTACATTTGATTCAGTTTTTAAAAATGTTTGATCTCGTGGTCCATAATGTTTATCGTAAATAATAGTATAGTTACAAGCTTCAATATTTAAAGTACGTTTAAAATTTTGAAAAACTTTTTCTTTATCATACCAAGACGGTCTATGTCTATTTGGTAGAGCAGAATTTGGAGAATAAAAACAATGTCTCAAAAAAATCTCAATTTTCATAAATTATCTCCAGTAACTGTACAGATTTTTTTCTATTTCGTAATTCATTATTTTTAAATCTCTATTTGGTTCCTTAATCGCCCAAGCAAACATTTTTTCAGTTAACTCATATAAATTTGTTTGATCTGTAAAATTTAAATATTGTTTTGCTTTTGTGTGATCGCAATGTGCATGTTTTGCTTCATGTCTTGCTTCACCATGTTCTATACATACATTGTATTTATGTTTGGTTGCAACTTCTTTAACTATATGCGCAACCTCATTTAAAGAATAATATTTATCTGCCCCAATATTAAATAACTCACTATCATTAAAATTCATTAACTTATCTAATGGATCCATGTAATATTTGATATCTGAAAACGCTCTGGTTTGTTCACCATCCCCGTAAATAAGTAACGGTACACCATTTATGGCTTTTCTAATAAAGATACCAATTACATTTCTATATCTATCCCAAATATTTTGATACAAACCAAGAACATTATGCGGTCTAATAATGTTATATCTTAATCCAAATTGTTCATGTGCTTGTTTGATATCAAGTTCAACAGCATATTTTGCAATTCCATAAGGGTCTATTGGTTGTGGTAACAACTGTTCAGTAAATGGGGCAGCTTGGTTGCCATAAACCGCCATACTAGAAGTAAATACTAATTTACTATTGTAATTAACACAACAATTTATTACATTTACAGAACAAAGAATATTGTTAGTATAATTAAAATTTCTGATAAAAGGTGATAACCCCTCTGCAGCATATGCGGCAAAGTGGTATGTGCATTCTGGTAAATGTTTTTTGTAAATCTCAATTAATTTACTTTGATCGAGAAGATTTAATTCATAAAAAGTAAAATTAGAATGTATTGGTAAAAAAGTTTTATAGCCACCTGAAAAATCATCAACGCCTATTACAGTATGCCCTTGTTCTAAACAATGACGGCTATAATTAGCTCCCAATAAACCAGCACATCCTGTAATTAAAATATTCATGTTATGTGTATTTTAAATTCATCAATTCAGATGTATTAATAAAGTTTTTTCCATGCCAACCAAAATGTTTTGTTTTATCAAATACAATTCTTGACTGCCAGGAATACCCATGTTCAGTACATGGGTTTTCATAAGAAAATTGTGTTGCTAACTCAAATGGTGCAAATTTAATTCCATATTCAATTGCTTCATTATATACTCTAGTACATAAAAAAGTATCTTCCCCCAGCCCATCACACGACAAATATTGGTTAGCAAATTTTAAAAACTTTTTACTACGTAAAGAAAATCCACCATTCCCAACTCGATTTAATGGAAAATATTTTCTAATATATTCTTGTTGTGGTAGATATTGTTGTGAAATCCAACTATCTTCGGAGGGCCAAGGGGCACCTATATAATCATATTGTAAAAATTCATCAGTCCAAAGATCTGGATTTACTATATGCCCATCATCTTGAATCAATAAAACATGATCCGACTCAACATAATCATTTAAATGTAGAATAAAATCATTATATTCATTTAATGAGTTTAATTTAGAAATAGTCTGTGTATCTATATTAGTGTCAGTAATATTCTCATGTGATATTAGCAGTGTTTTATTAAATTTAAAATATTTTTGGCAATATTTTAAAGCACACAATGCTGCATTAGAGTCTGTACAATTTACACTAATTAAATCAATATTTTTAAACATGAATATTATTCACAATTATAGATACCGTATGCACAATTTGCTTGATGAAAACCCGGTCTACCATGATATAACTGAACACAATCTCCAAAATAATTTTTAAAATCATCAAAACTAAATTTGAATGGGTGTTGTTCATTTATCTCATAATCAATTGGTTCAAAAAACCGAATAATTTTACAATTTTGTTTGCATTTTTCTATAAGTAAATCTGGATTTTGTACATGTTGTAATAAATTAAACATCCATACTTCATCTACTTTAGGAAAGTTACATACTTCTGCTCGTTCATGTATTTTTACAATATCTTTACCTTCGTAGTACTTATCGGCTTCGGGGTATTGAGTTGGTTCAATCACATATGATTTTGAATAATTATTACAAAAGAATAAAGATGAAATTCTAGCACAACCAATTTCGGCAATACTTTTTTGTTTTAAATCTGTATTATTGATGTTTAGGTATTCAAAATAATAACCATAATTAATTTTAAAATCTGCATATGATTGCTCTACTACTTTTTCAATATGTCCAAATTTTTCTCCATGTTGAGCTAAATTCCATCTTTCATCAGTTATAGGATCTTTATACATGATATACTCCATATGCACAATCTGCTCCATGGAACATTTTAGATGGATGTTCTTTATTTGGGCATGTATATAATTTTACAGAATCACCAAAATACTTTTTATAATCATCTAAACTAAAACTAAAAGGATGTTCTAAATTTGTACCACAATCAATTGGTTCAAAAAACCGAATAACTTTAGAATTTTGTTTGCATTTTTCTATAATTAAGTCTGGATTTTGTACATGATCTAAAACATTAAATAACCAAATCTCATCTACTTTAGGAAATTTGCATACTTCTGCTCGTTCATGTATTTTTACAATGTCTTTACCTTCATAATATTTGTCTGATTCTGGATAATGAGTTGGTTCAATTACATAAGATTTAGAATAATTATTACAAAAGAATAAAGATGAAATTCTAGCACACCCAATTTCTGTAATACTTTTTTTCTGTAAGTCCGCATTATCAATGTTCAAATATTCAAAATAATAATTATAAGAAACTTTATATTTTTCATATGAAATTCCTATTGGATCTACAACGTGTCCCGCTTTTTCACCTGGTTGTGTCTGATACCAACGTTCGTCTGATACTGGTTCTTTAATCATATTGTTCTTTCTGTATTAATTTGCGGTAAATGTATTAAATCTTTATGTCTATTGTAAAATATTTTTGTATTTTTGTGATGGCTTTTTAAATGCCATGAAGCTGGAGAACCTGAAATTCGTGTTCCACCCCAAGATTCATGTGAAATCACATCTATCCAATAACATCCACACAATTTATTTAGTTGGTGTTTGGCTCTATAACAAAAATCATGTTCATCCATATCAAGTGGTGCAAAACTTTCATCAAGATAATTTAAAGTCTGTAAATCACTATGATCTATCATTAGCGGACCACGGTTTACAGAACTTCTTATAGCAAATTTATCTCTGGGTGTATTTGATCTATCAGCGTGTTCAATATGATTTATAATATCACACCAACAATTATCAAGATCTTCTTTTAAATTTAAATGAACACTATATGGATTGAATTGCCAATTATGTGCAGTTCTAGCAGTAACCGCAAATACATCACCAAAAGAAAATGGTTTTACCATTCTTTCGTTCCATGCATATTCATTAATAATCATATCATCTTGAATTATAGTGCAGTATTCTCCAGTACTATTCTTTAATCCAACATTATTTGCTTTAGTTTCAAAAACATCGGGTGTTTCAAAAATTCGCATTTTATCAAATTTATTAAAATTATCATAAATAATTTGAGCGGAATTATCAGAACAACCATCGATTATTACTATTAGTTCATATGAGCCTGTTGTATTTTGTTTAATTCCATCTAAAACATGTTGTAATATAAATTCTTTATTATGTACTGTTAATATTAAACTATGCATTTTTATATTTTTTTAAATAACCTTGTGATTCATAATATTTTTTAAGTTCATCTGAACTACATTCTATCAAATAATAATGAAGTTTTTCTAATTCATCAATATTGGTTGGGTGTGATTGTTGTGCTGGGGGATGTTCCTGATGGTAGACCAAAGTGTTTATCCAATGCACTTTATAACCAAGTTTTTGAAATCTTATACCACGTTCATGATCTTCCGGACACCAATGAACATAATTTTCATTTTCCATAAACCCTTTTCGGTAACAATCGGTATTAAAAAATTGAACATGTCCATATCTACAAAGCCACGGACTACGAGAATCTAATTTTAAATCATTTAAATTTAAAGATTCTTCAAAAATATCTAAACCTTTAGTGTCAGGATAAATTCTTCTTTGTGTAATGGCATTATATCCATAGGGATAGATAACATCAGCTTGTTTTGTTGTGATTAATTTTTCAGCTGTTGTGTACGTTGTTGGATCTAGAAATACATCCGCATCATAGTTAGCTGTAACTGGTGTTGTCACTATATCTAACATTTGATTTATGAGACGTGTGCGATGAAAATTATTATCAACAATAGTTTCAAATTTATAAATTAAACGCTTTGAATCAAATGGAGAAATATCTAATTTAGGTGTAAGATCACATTCTGTTACTATAATATTAAAATTTGTATTTTTTAATAGATACCTCAGAGTATTATTGATATTTTTTTTTCTTTGTTCCGAATCTATTTTAACCGGAATAATAGCTGTAGTATTACATTTCATAATAAATTATTGAGTTTTTAACCAATCTAATATATTTATCTGTGGGATCCAATTAATTTCATTCATTAATTTTTTATTTGAACATAAATTGTTATCTGCTTCACCTTGACGTACAGGAATAAAAATCATATTCTTTGAAATAACTTTAGCAATATCAATAATTTTTATAGCTTCCCCAGAACCAACATTGTAAATATTACCATCTCTCATTTTTAGGTTAAACCAATTTTCCATTGCCATTATATTTGCATTTACTACATCTTTAACGTATATAAAATCTCTTTCCTGTAATCCCGAACCAACAATAGTAAGTGGTAAATTATTCTTTTTTTGTTTTAAAAATATTCCTGTTACTAATGCATATGGTCCATTGCTGGGTGAACGTTCACCAAAGACATTAAAATACCGAAATATACATGAATTAACATTATATAATTTTACATAGTTTTTAATTAAAAGTTCCGCTGCATATTTTGTTGAACCGTATGGGTTTAAACAGTCTTCAGGTAAGGTTTCTGTTATAGGAAGGGATTTAGTCAACCCATAAACACATGATGTTGAAGAAAATAATAATCCTTTTACTTTGTTAATACGACAAGCTTCAAGTATATTTAAGGTACCAACAATATTTACATCAACAGCGCGTTTTGGGTTTAAAATAGAATTTTGTAAACGAGATTCTGCAGCTAAATGAAATATAAAATCACAATTTTGTGTAAGATTATTCACAGTATCTGCATCACAAATAGATTTTTTATGATATTCTGCTTTATCATTAAAATAAAATATGTCATTATCGGCAGAACAATCATCAATTACAATGACTTCATGGTTTTTATCTACTAAAGCATCAACAAGATGACTACCAATAAAGCCACAACCACCTGTTACTAAAATTTTCATTTAATATATTCCATATAAGATTTTGTAATTTTTTTCTTTAATTCAGTCGTAGAATACCCATGTTGTCTATCAGTATAAACAATTTTAATAGGAAGGTAATCTGCAGTAAACTTTTTATCTTTATAATCATCACCTAAAAACCTAACATCATATTTACCTAATTCTAGTTTATGTGTAAGATCGGTTTCATCTATGTATGGTACAATATTATCGATATACATAATAGATTTTAATACTTCTATTCTTTCTTCTAAAGAATGAATTGGTTTCATTTTATTTCGTTCTATTGATGGATCATCATGTAATAAAACCGTAAGATGTCCACAATTTTCTTTGCAAAACTTCAATAACTTACAATACCCTGGATGAATCAAATCAAATGCTCCAGCAACTACACCACGAGTTTTGGAGAATGATTGTCTCCAGTCAACTGCATTAATTGCTTTATCATCAATAATGACATCATAAGTAGGCTTACGATTCATTATTAGTTCATCGTGTGATATTTTCCATTCTTTTAATTGTTCTTTAGTTAATAAAGTCCAATCTATACCACTACTAGATCCTCTTCCGGTAAATATAAGAATTTTATTACCAAGAACTGAAAGTCGATTGACTTCTTCAATAGCTTCGTGTATAGGGGTTGCAGTTGCATAATCCCCATTAATGGCTTTGGTACATAACGTTTCGTCTAAATCAAAACAATATATCATTATATTACCGAATGTAAAATGATCTCATGAACACATTCAACAACACCATAATCAGTGGAATCAACCCAAAAATCTATAAGTGCATTATCTTTAAAGAGTGTACGCAATTGATTATTTGAGTCAAAGCCAGATAAAATAATATAATTTATATTATTATTTTTACAATATAAAGCTGAATTTAAAATATTTTTAGAATTACCCGATGAACTAATTAGAATAACTAAACTATTTTGAGTTGAAAATTCAGAAAGATATTGTGAGAATATATGTTCATATCCATAATCATTTGCATAACACGTTAACCTAGCACCATCAGTAAAAGCAATACCGCGTTTCTTTAATGCTTTGGTGTAGTCTTCTGCCATATGAGCTGAAATTGCATTACTTCCACCATTACCTAATAGTATAATTTCTGAATTATTTTCTAATATAATTTTTTTTAAATATTCTAAATTATCACTGTTTAAAGTATTTAAATTATGTAAAGCAGCATTAATGTTTGATATAAATTTATTCATATAACTCGTTGCACTCCTGTATTACTTAGTGTTAACTTAAAAAATTTACTGTCTAAAGGGGGCTTATCTGATGGGAAAAAGCATAAAAAGAATCCACCATTTCCTGCACCACACAATTTATGTGTAATGCAATTAGGATAAGTAGACAAATAATTATCCATATCTTGAATTATTTGATCTTTTAAAACATCTTTTGATGTTTTTTTCTTTTGTGTCCAACCCTCAGATATAGTAGATAAAAACTTTTCATATGAACCATTTAAAATAAATTGCTCAGATTCTTCTACTAAAGGATTAAAAACATCTGTATCTGGAACAGAAATTGATTTTAATATATCGGTTGAATTTCGTGTAAGTCCAGTAAATAAAAGATATGGTGTAAAATATGTAAAAAATTGTGTTGGCAAAAAAGTATATTTTGGTAAACCATTTTGTGTAAATTCAATTTTTTTAAATCCACCAATACAGCAACCAAAGACATCTTGTTGTCCTAGCAATGGATTTGCTATTTTTTCCATATAATGCGATCTCACAGCACATTCAATATCAGAAATGGGTTCATTTTTAAATTCTGATATGGCTTTGGAGATAGCACACGAATAAGATGAAGATGAAGCTAAACCCGATCCATGTGAAAATACATCACTAGTAAGATGTATAGAACACGGATCTACATTTTCTTTTTCAAAAAATATTTGAACTAATTTATTTTGTATTTGTGAAATAGAATCTACTTCTTCTCGCACCGAATAATTTACAATATATTTTTGATTTAAAGAATTTTTACCTATTAAATCTTTATATATAGAAACATACGTATAAATTTTTGGAGTAAAAGATATTACAGATCCTTTTTTGTGTTTGGATAGATAAGCATCAATATCACTTGATCCACCAATCAATGAAATACGAACAGGACATTTTACTGTAATCATATAGAAATCCAATTTTCACAATACACATCAGACCAATCTTTTGGCATATGTGCTGCTGAACCAAACCATGTTTTTGGTGCAATTACTTTTTTACTTTTAGCTAACCAAGCACCCCACCAACTAAAAGAACTATTTGCAATAATATGGTATTCACATTTACTCATCATACATAAATCAGTAAATTTATCATCCGTTCCTAACATCATAATATTACGATTTAATGATTTTAAAATATTATTTGCAAGAGGATAATCATCACTAAATAAAATAATTTGGGTATCAACAGGTATATGTGAAATAGCATTTTTATAATATTCTAAATTACATACTGGATGACTATCAGAAAATTGTAAATAGTCTGTTAATCTTAAATGTAAGGCAACATATTCATTTTGTTTACCTTCTAATAATTTGTTTGTTTTATTTTCTACAGATTCTTTAAATTTAAATTCTTTATTAATTAAATTTTTTTTATATTTTTTAAAATATTTTTCTGTCTGAAAATATCCTCTGATATCACAATTATCGGGAATATTATGAATATTTGCATCATAATTAAAGTGAGGTTCTATGTACATAGAACTCATAAAATTTTGAGATGAATCTGAGGCGGATAAATCAAAGACATCCTGTAAACAAAAATCTAATTTATCGTTGTGGCTACGTTGTTTGTATGGTACACCAATATTATAGTTTAATTCTTTACCTAAAGCATAAAGAGTAGCATATTGAAACATTTGGTTACCCAATCTACCATTTGTTCCTATTGATTGGCATGATATCATACTGGCACCTGTATTTCTAATTTAACATTTTGATCTCGAATAGGAAACTCGCTATTCTTATCAACCAATGGTCTAGAGGTTACGGATTCCCATTGATTTGCACTTTGTCGTGCATTAGCTTGAACAAAAAAAGGTTTATTTGGAGTAATAACATTAAATCTTTCTTGTACTAAAGCACACCCATTATCAAATGGAATCTTTAATCTATAAGCAAAAATTTTAGCTATGTCAGCAACAGTTTTTCTATAATCTTTATTCAGATATAAAATTGCATGTGTTGCTAAAATTTTACCAATACGCATATAATGTTTATCTATACGTTTAGTAATATAATGTTGGTTTCCAGAAGAAACCCCAAGATACACAGCATCAGTATCATCTTTTACTTCAATTTGAGGATGAAAATCTGGAGTAAACTCAGCATCATCTTCTAAAATTAAAAGAGGACAATTATATTGCATATCTTCTAAAATATCAATATGTGACTGAGCACACCCAACATAATGTTTTATAGGTTCTGGTGTTCCATATGGTGGTGCAATTTGCTTGGCAGATTTGCGATGGGTATTGGAAAATCTGTGTTCACGAAATCTTTGATTCATGATTTCTGCGTTGCCAGTAGCACTATCAAGATTAATCCATACGGTAGGTATTTGTCTTAGATCTATAATCATATTCAATTTAATTTAAAGGAGACTTAGAAACAATATTATAACACATTTTAAATAAATAATCAAGATATATCTTGACTTTTCTTAAAGGATACTCTATAGTATACTTATAATGAATTTAGAAACCCTTAAAGATAACATTAAAAAAGATTCTTTAATAGACTCTACAGAGTTAGGTAAAGAAGCTATAAGGACTCCTGCTATACATGGTAAGTACTTGAATATACATGCAGACCTTAAGATAGAGCTTCAAAAATTAAATAATGCATTCTTGATAATGCGATTGAGAAAATGGAAAATATACACTGGTCATGCAACACAAGACGAATTAGTTGAATGGGGTGAAGATCCATTTCAAATGAAATTATTAAAAACAGACTTAGATAAATTCCTAGAAGCAGATCCTATCTTATTAAAAATTGTAACTGATTTAAATATTCTTGAAATCAAAGTCAAGATGGTAGAAGATTTTTTAAAGGTTTTAACTAATAGAAATTTCTCCATTAAGTCTGCCATTGATTGGAATAAGCTTGTTAACGGTATCTCATGATGACATAAATAATTGTAGTGTATACTATAATTGCATCGGCGGAAGATCATACAAAATATAAAATTGATTGCGAAGATTCTGTAAAAAGAGAACTTCGTTCTTATTTTTCATTTAAGGTTCCCGGTGCAGAATACATGCCCTTATACAAATCTCGTATATGGGATGGTAAAATCAAATTATACGAGATCAATAGTTCGACTCTTCCCTGTGGACTCAAATCATATCTTAAACGATTTTGTGAAGAACGAAACTATAATGTTATTTTTGATGATAAAGATGTAGATCCAATAGACATTAATTCTGAATCATTTGATGATTTTTATAAAACTTTAAATGTCACTGTTAAAAAAGAACCTGTAATTCCACATCCCCACCAAAAAAATGCTGTCATACATGCATTAACAAATACCCGATCTGTTGTCGTATCGCCAACGGGTAGTGGTAAGTCGCTTATCATTTATCTAATAATTCGATACCTATTACGATATTGCCTAAAGGCACCCAAGAAAATTTTATTATTGGTTCCCACTGTTGGGTTGGTACAGCAGATGGAAGCAGACTTCTTTGATTATTCAAAAAATGATAAATCTTGGTCTGTAACAAAATTTATACATAAAATCAGTGCGGGTAAGGAAAAATTAACAGATAAGCCAGTTGTCGTATCTACATGGCAGTCTGTTTATAAACTTCCTAAAGAATGGTTCGATCAGTTCGAGGCTGTCATTTTTGATGAGTGTCATCTTGTAAAAGCAGACTCTTTGGTCAATATTGGTAAAAAACTGACAAAGGCTTGGTTTAGGCTCGGGACTACAGGTACGCTGGATCAGACCTTGGCGCATAAACTCTCAATAGAGGGCACGCTAGGGCCATCTGTACAGTTTATAACAACAAGGGGGCTAATCAGTAAGGGAGTACTGGCAAAGCTTGGTATAGACTGTATTGTTTTGGATTATGATGACCAAACTCGACATAGAGTCAAAAAATTAAAATATCAAGACGAAATGGCTTATTTGGTTGAAAATTCAAAACGCAATGATTTTATTGTAAAATTGTGTGGAGAAACTCAAGGTAATACATTGGTTCTTTTTAACTATGTTGAAAAGCATGGTAAACCACTTTACGAATTAATCCAAAAACAATACCCAGAAAAGAAAGTATACTTTATTTCGGGTAAAGTGGATGCAGAAAATAGAGAATTTATTCGAAAGATAATAGACAAAGAAAAAAATGCCATTCTTGTTGCATCTTTTGGTACTACGAGCACGGGTATTAATATCGTACATCTTGACAATATTATCTTTGCATCTCCTACAAAATCAGTAATACGCTTGTTACAGAGTATTGGGCGTGGATTAAGAACGTCTGCAATCAAACAAACACTAAAGGTGTTTGATATTGTTGATGATATGTCATGGAAAAGTTATAAAAATCATGTGCTGAAACATTTTGAACAACGCATTAAAATATACAAAAAAGAAAAGTTTGATCATAAAGTTTTTAAGATCAAAATATAAAACTTCTTTTGGATAAATAGTATTGAGGAGGAAGCATGGAAGAACAAGATCCCAAAGCTTCATCGTCTATAAAAGTTATTAAACTCTCTAGTGGTGAAGAGTTAATATCGATGGTGGATGAATCACCAGACGAAGTCGTTCTCTCAAACCCGGCTAAGATTGTCTTTTATACAACATCAACTCCAGATGGTGAGGTAATTGAATGCTTGCGTGTTACTTCTTACTTGGCTAACATTAAAGAAACTTCTATTACTATTTTAATGAAACATGTTATATATCTGGCAGAACCATCTGATGATATTCTCAATATGTACAATTCATATTTGGAATTTATGAATGGTTTAAAAGATGATGTTATATTAGCAGAAATAGAACCAGATCATGATAATATGGATGTTGCATGGGCATTATTTTCTGATCCACAATTTATTGATTTTGTACAAGAAATTTATGAAGAACATCTTCAAGATTCAGAAATTGACGAAGAAGAAGATAGAGAAGAACCATCTGAAGAATTGTTTGATTCATTAAATGCTGAATGGGAAAAGGCAATTAATGAAAATAGAAAGAAAAGAAAATACAAAAA